TATTTGATGTTCATAGAAATCACCACCACCTGCTGGGGGTGCCTGCCATAATTCATTATTTAACATATATTATCCTATCCAAATGCAATTTGTGCTGCTCCTAATTTAATAGAATTTGCTGCTGATACAAAATAAGGTATCACATCAATTGAGTTTGCTGCTGTACTAATCGTCAATGCAGCTGCTGCCGGAGTTTCATAATCTGTTCCTGTACTTAAAGTTCTACTACCAGTGCCATCTTGAATAAATACTATAATACCAGACTGTCCTACTGCTTCTGTAGAGGGGTTAGCTAAAGTTACATTGCCTGTTGCTGTAAGTACAAAGTTTTGATTTGCGTTAAAATCTAATGTAACACTACCACTTTGTGATCCTGCTGTCAAGGTCTTTCCACGAGCAGCAGCACCAAAGGTTGATACTAAATTTTCATCTATGGATATTGCTGGTGTTGTTCCTAGTGCAGAACCTAAGCCTATTACAAGGTCATCGGCAGAGTCATCTAATCCTATATAGAAGTCCTGTGCATTGCCGTCAAACACAATCTTTGCATCCTCTGCACCAGCATCTCCAATTGTTAATGTTGGAGTACCTCCAGTTATAGTCACATCTCCGTCTATTGTCAATAGGCTATCGGCTACAGTAATCAGATCTGTATCATCAGTGTGGCCTATTGTTGTTCCGTTGATTAAAACATTATCAATATCTAGTGAACCACCAGAGATAAGTCCTGTAGTTGTAATTGTAGAAGAGCCAGTGTCTATAGTTCCAAACCCAGAAGTAATTGAACCAGAATTTAGTGCACCTGTTGTAACGATGCCTGATCCACCAGCTATTGGACTCAATACAGAAGCTATTGCTGTACCATCAATTGTTATTGCATCTGCTTCTAGTGTACCATCTACATCAACATTCCCAGAGATATCTAATTCTGTAGCAATAATTTTATCGTTAAAAGTTGCAGCTCCAGCAGCACTACCATCTATTGTTAAGAATGTTGTGTCAGCACCTCCGTCTGTTCCTTTAAATACAATATCACTGTCATTAGCTGCAGCATCTATAACTATGTTACCAGAAGATGTTGTAAGGGTTATAGCCCCATCACCAGCAGCTATGTCATCGGCAGCTACACTAGATCCTATGTATGTTTTAATTCTAGAAGCTGCAACTTTCCTATTTGTACCACCAGCAGCATCATCAATAATAAATAAATCTGCATCGGCTATGTCTGCCCCTATGTCCGTACCACCGTCTATATCTATGGCAGCAAGTGGTAAAGTTCCTGTATCTCCAGAACCTATTAAGTTACCTGTTGCTGTAGGCAATGTTAACACTGCTGAACTACCTGCAGAATGTGCAGGGCCTTTTAGCTGTACACCATGTGAGTTGTTTTCACAGTTAAACTGGATTGTACCCGGATTGGTATTACCCAATACAGATACATGCCCTGTACCTTTGGCAGTCAAATTAAGATCTATATTAGAATCATCACCTGTTGCAGATAATAGTGGAGCACTACCAGATGCAGCATTAGTTATATCAAATTGATTGACAGCAGAGCCAGTTGTTTGGAATATAATTTGTTCGTTACCACTTTCGTCTGCAATAAAATGTGCATCGTCTATTAATATGTTTTGAGAGTTAGTGTCTAAGTTGCCACCTAATTGTGGGGATGTATCTTCTACTACGTTAGCTAAATCTCCACTTGAACCGGTACCAGCAATAACCGTAGCTCTTGTTATTTTTTTAAGACCACCACCGGATGCATCAACAGCTAAAAGAACGTCACCAGATGCAGCAGTACTAATTTCTGATAAATCTGTAACAGCTACAGGATTAAAGTTAGTTCCATCTGCAACAAGTATGTGCCCTGCAGTGTTTGTGCCCATAACAAGATCGTCACCGGTTATTGTAAGGTCTCCACTTACAACTACGTTACCTGCTACTGTTAGTGAACCATCAGCTAAAGTCATTAGATCTGTATCATCTGTGTGACCTATTGTTGTTCCGTTGATTAGTACGTTGTCAATATCCAACGATCCACCGGAGATAAGCCCTGTAGTTGTAATAGTAGATGATCCTGTATCAATAGTTCCAAAACCTGAAGTAATAGAACCTGAGTTCAAAGCACCAGTTGTTACAATGCTAGAACTGCCGGCTATAGCACTATATATAGAACCAATGGCTGTACCACCTATTGTTATAGCATCGGCTTCCATTGTCCCATCTATGTCTGCATTACCAGATATATCTAATGTTGCAGCATCTAACTCACCGGATAGAGTAATGTTAGTTGCCCCTGTAATAGCACCACTTAAAGCAACGGCACCGTTTATGTCTATGGTTGTGGCAGCTATTTGTATTTCTGTGTCGGCTACTATGTCAAGTTGCCCATCGGCAGAAGAGTTGATGTACAGACCAGTGTCTCTAAATTGTATTTTTTCAGTGGTTGCTAAGAGTAAATCATCGGAGAACAAAAAGTAATCCTCATCTTCCATCCATGTAAGAATACCATCGTTGGTCTCTCCGTCAAATGTTAATACAATGTCTGCACCTGATGTGCCTACTCCAAATGTTGGTGCAAGGAATGCTGCAGCTAATTGATCAAACTCATTGTTTAAATCAACGGCTTCAATAACACCCCCATCTACTATTGCTGATGAACTCTGTCTAGTATAAACAGCCATTTATCTTCTCCCTCCCGGTGTAAATTCTAATTCAAAACCTTTTATGGAAAAAGGAATGTTGTTACTTGTGTCTGTTATTTTTAATGCTACAGCAAAGCCTGAACCTTCTACAGCTTGTCGTGTTATTGGTAAGTCTCCTTGACCATATGCAGAAGTGCCAAATATACCTGATCCAAAATTTGCACCACCCCCTGAAGTACTTAAAGGAAATACAGCAGGTTGAGGAGTGCCTATGTCATCGTAGTTATATTTTATAAACATACTTGCAGATACTGCACCTTCAGGTTTCCAATTAAGGTTTACCCTTTGCATGTTTTTTCTAACACCCGGATCACCCATTGTTATATCTGGTGATCGGTATGTTGCATCAATGTTGCTAGAGTAACCACCTCTTGTCCAAACATTGCCAGAGTCCTGTTGGTAGATGTACCCATCGTAGCCACCATGTATGACTGTCTCTACATTATCTATGTAATCTGAATCACAAGAAGATACTTTTAATCCTTTTATATCAGCATACTCAAAACCCATCTGTTGAGAGTTAGGGTTAACTTTAATTGTTGCAATCAGTCCTTTTTGTGAACCTTCAAAACCATCGGTAAGAGGATAGAATATACGATATTGAGATTTGTCTCTTATTACTAAAGAGGTAACATTATCGTAAGTAATGTCATTAATTCTGTCTTGGATTTGCTTAGATACAGTTCCAAGCTCCACGTCACCAATTCTTGTTGTACCAGCAATTGTTCTAATTCCATCTGCAGATAAGAATATAATGTCACCACCTAGCTCCTGTATTGAATGGTTAGCTATTGAACCCACGTTCTTTGCTACCTCAGCAAGTTGAAAGTCACTTGAACTTGTTCCAACTACTTTATAAATTCTTCTTTGGCAAAATATAAACAGTTCGTTACGAAAGACTTTTAGTCCTGTAACTACGTCACCAACTTTTATTTCACCAGCACCTGTGTTAAAATCATCTTCGGTAAATGGACCAGAGAATATAACACTGTGTGTAGAGTTAGACATACCACCGTAGAACATATGGTTGGCAAAAGATTTTACAAATTTAGGATTAGTAGGAGCTGTACCTCCACCTGTTGCATTTATTATATCTTCTGAGTAACTTGAATTTAGTGTAAAAGCTGCAGATGCTCCTGTAGCAATTATTATTTTATCTGTACCATCATAGTTAAATTTATCAAAATCGTAAGTAAACGTAGTGCCTTTACTTGTAGCTCTACTTGTCCAACTACCCGTTGTTGTTCCAGTATATACTGTTCCACCTCTTGCTGCAATTATAAGATCGTTAAATATTACAGACATCAATATTCTTTCATCTGCATTTGCTACTTGGGGAACAATGGTTGTGTTATATTTAGTAGTCCCGTTCAATCTTCTATATCCACCAGTTATATCTGGTTCAAAGTTAGACAGTTGCAAAGCTTCTCCCGGTTGCATAGTAAACACATCTTTATTAAGTACAAGGCCTCCTGCACAACTGGCTGTAAATGGTTTTTGATATGAAGTATCAGGCATTTATATTCTGGTATCCCTCATGTATGATTTTGTATTTATATACTCGGATCGTAACATTTGCATTTGGCTTTTATATTCTTCATAAGCCATCTGTGCAGCTTGTGGATCAGAACGAAGTATGTAAGCATAGTATTTTGCTCTTGTAGTAATTACAGATTTAAACCTGTCGTCTAAATCCATAGTGTCTCCATGTGCAGATAAGTCTGTGTGTATTTTCCAATACTCATATTCTATAGAGTAGTTGCTTTGATCTGGTACAGGAGATAGTCCAAATTTTTTATCTTGTGTTCCATATATATAGTCTGGAACACCTAGGCAATCTTTAGAGTTCTTTAAATCTTTTTCTAAAAATCTTGTATTCCAATCATCATAACTTATATACCTTAGTTTTTTTACAGGTATATCTTCAGATATTCTTATGTAGTCTACATCCATGTTTGTTGCTGTAGATGGGTTGTTTACTGTAACAAATGTAGTCTGTGCTGTTGCTGTAAATGTAGTATCTAACACATTACCAGACCCAAAGTCAGACACAGTTAATGTTGTATTTAAATTAGTGGTGTCTTCAGCAGAAGTACCTACTTGTACTTTTAATGCTTGCCCTGTACTGTTTGAATCAAAAACTCTTACTTGTATTCTATATGATGTATTTTTTACTGTAGAGAATGATTGATGAGCAGCATAGTCGTTTAATCTTAATCGACCATTTCCACCAGAATTGTATGCAGCACTTCCAGCTCCTGCTATAGTTGTCCAACTACTTATTGTTGATGTAAACTCTCCATTTGTTAACAGTTCTTTTGGTACAAGTCTAAATGTATCCCAGTCCATCTTTCTGTAAGCTAAATCTGTACTTTGAGGAGAAGCAGCAGTAGGTAGGGCATATGTCCTTTGTCCAGCATTGGTAACTTGGTGAGTAGATTTGTACAGATCAGGTATTTCTGATAAAGAATTGTAAGTTTCATTCATAGCTTTTACTACAAATTTCTTTACAGCAGTTTGCACACCTCTACTACTAGAAAAACTAGAAGCTGTTAATTCCGATTCATTCAATTCATTTAACACGTTGTTTACTAATACTAGATATGTTGTTGCCACTATTCTATCCCCATTGTTTTTTTGCTACAGTTTGTGCAGCTTTAGTAAGTTCTCCGTAGTGGTATAATCTTTTACTACTCTTGCTATGTGTTTTACCAGAATGTAATGTTCCATCAGACATTTTGTGCATGCCTCCTTTATGAACTTTACCCTGTTTAGTATAATGTTTTACACCCTTCATTTAACAATTCCACTTTCTTAATGCCTTATTAATTCTTGATTTAGGATCATTTTTCTTTTTTGCACCGGTTAATTTTTTTTTCATTCCACCCATTCTAGCACAAAAACTTGCTCTTCTACTTGCTGCCTTTGATCCTTTTTTTAACTTTGATGGCTTGGTTGTTACAGCTGTTTTTAATTTTGATCCGGGGTTAGCTTTTCTATAAGAAGCTACTCCCTTTTTATTCAACCCCCCCGATTTGGATTTTCCTTCTTTTCTTTGCCATGCCGGTGTTCTAGCCACTATCTAACCCTTAGCTCTTTTAGCTTTATTTTTTGCAGAATTTGGAAACCCTGCTTGCATATTTTTATAAGCTTTAGCTGAGATTGTGGATTTTTTCTTTGTGTTACTTGTTCCAGCTTTTTTCTTTGCGTTAATGTTTGCATACAAACCTCTTTTAGCCATTTAGTTATCCAATTTTTTTAAGATTAAATTTAATGTTTGTGTAATGGATTTTAAACGAATTTCCATTTCTTCTATTCTATCGTCTGCAGTTGTTTTAGGTTTATATATTTTTTGTGTAGATCTTACATCTATTGTTGCCATAGATTTTCCTTTACTTAAATTGAGGGAGAAGAATAACCCCTCCCCCAAAGTTGTTTAGTACTAACTTACAGTATCATGTTGAGAGTCTGTATTTGTGTCAGTTTCAGAATTTCCTGAAACATCACACATAACAGCAAACACTCTAATTTTACCAGCAGATGAATCTGCACCACCGATAAGTATGTCTAAAGTATCTGCAGATGCTGCTATATGTCTAGCAGTTGCAGTTAATGCACCATAACCTGTTGCATTACCGTCACCGTCAACATAAATGTCAACGTCTCCACCTGTAATACCCATATCCATAGTAGCAGAACTAGAAAGTGCAGTTATCACTTCTATTCCAGCTTCCATAATTAAAGTCTCTGCAGGTATGTCTAGTACTTGTAAAACGTCTGCATTGTCTGGTCCAGTGCCACCTCTAAGTTGAGATAAATCAATAGTATTCTCAACTAAATAAGGTACCCTTCCATTAGAAGGATGACCTGTTGTGCCACCGGCACCGGTTACATTTAATGTACCCATTTTATATTAATCCTTTCTAATTTATGTATTTAAATCCACTACACCAGTGAATACACCTTTGTAGCCATCACCTGAGCCACGAAGTACTTTACGACCAAATACGTGTAAACCACGAACTATGTCAGAGAAACTATCTGGATCACGTATTACTTCTGTTTTAGCAATATGTGAAGCAGTAGCTACTGCAGACATATGTCCAAACAAGACATCAGCTTCACCTGATGTTCCTGAAGGTCCAAATGTATTTGCTGCATCTGATCCTGTAGATCCAACAACCATAACATTAGTTTGATACAAACTAAAACCATGTATCTTTCTATCTGTTACTTGACCGTTAAACAAATTAGATGGCCCACCTGTTACAGATGAATCCATTATTTTTGAGTCAGCCTGTCTTAATAGTTCATAGAACTGAGGGCTGGCACAAAGCCAACGGTTTTCACCCGGAACGTCATTGTCATCTAATACACGAGCTGCTGTACTAATGTAGTTTGCTATTTCGTCACCTGTATTACCAGATATAGCAGTACCTGCAACACCCAATGTGCCATCTATAGTAGCAGCACCATCATTAATTGCATTTAGTACGTTAAAGTCGTATGATTTCTTCAGAGCATATGCACCTGAAGATGTTGCAAGAGCTTCCCAGTTTACATGAGCTTGTCTTTCTTCTATGTCGTCAACTTTAAACGCAAAGTAATTGCCTTGATCCACTGTTAGTGTGATTTGATCATCTGCAAGTGTTTGTGTGTTTATAGTTTGTCCACGACCATAAGAAGCCACAGTAACTGTTGGTTCTTTTAGTATGTTTACAGTATCACCGTAATTCTCAATTTCTCCGGTGTAATCAGTATTTGTAATTGCTTCAGCCACTGATGCCCTACGGAAATATTTAAGAACCTTTTGACTGTAAATAGCAGGTGCCCAATTTCCAGAAGGTAAATTCTGATAACCGGCTGCTGATCCCATTGTAGCCATATTTATTGTCCTTTATTTATTCATTAATAACACGACCAGACTGCATAGCCTGATCAATCTCAGATTCATACTTCTCAAACTCCCATGGTTTAAGCTTTTGAATCTCAGAAA